ACCTTTTCGCTTTGTTGGGGTGAACATTGGGCAAAGTCTATGACTCAATTAAAACAAGATTTGATGCATGAGTTTGGGAATGATTACAAGTTAATCGATATGGAATCACTTACAGATAGTGAGTTCAAAGCGTTAGAGGTGCTTTATGCAAGCAAATAATCTATTAAAGCGTTTCTGGTTGACTGATAAATTTGGCAACCTTTGCCAATCAAAGTCACTTAGAAATGACGATATTATTTACAAAAAACATAAAACTCCTTTGCTTCCATGTTTTAGAGACAAATCAGTTTCTTTTGCTGAACGTCTAGGTCAGGTTGGTATTGATCACTTGGCTTTTTCTATTCCTTTTCGCTCATTTCAGCGCCTAGATTCTAAAGCTTGGGCAAAAATGCCAGATTTTAGCACTTATCCAGATACTCCAGAGGGTTTAGACGCTTTTCAGGAACATGTAAAAGAGATTGAACAAATCAGGGTTGAAGAGTTCGTAATTCGTGTTTTAGGTTTGCGCCTTGGTTCTACTCGTAGCTTTGGCCGCTTTTTCTATACTCATTCAAAAGAGCTCTACGACCCAAAAAGAAAGAAAGTAATCGGTTTCGTTGCCTTTGGTGGTAATAACGACACGGTTTATTTTCAGATTTCCGGTACTGGCTGCAAATATCTATTTTCACACACTAACGGCCGGAGACTTCATCACTGGTTAGATTTTTTAGGTGTTAAACATTTGAGACGTTGTGATTTATTTTTTGATGATTTCGACGGTAACTTTGATTGTAGTCATGCAATCGAAGCTTATAAAGATGATGCTTTTAAGCGTAGTTCTCAAGGCGGTAGAAATCCCAAAGATATTGAGATAACAGACGGCTGGCGCAATGGTGACAGATTTACAAAAATTGTCCGCTTAGGTAGTCGAACAAGTAAAACTTATTGGCGTATATACGACAAAGCAGAAGAGCAGGGACTTGACGGCCAAGTTTGGTTTCGAAATGAGGTCGAATTAAAAGAGGTTTCTATTGATGTTCTTTTAGCTCCTGCAGAATCATTTGCTGGCTTATGTCCTTTTGCTGCAAGTATGAATTTATCAGATAAATACTCTTTAGATTTATTGTTTAAAGCTAAAAAAACCGCTGTTCTTAATCTTGAAGCAAAAACAGCTTGGTTAAGAAAAATGTGCGGTCGTGCAATTTACGACTTAGTTGAAGATTGGGGCTTATCTGCTGAGGAAACTCTTATAGCTCTAGTCGGAAATGACCCTAGACACGGGGGCAAATTATCTGCTCCTGAATATTACTCTGAATTAATAAGGTTTTAATTATGAAAAAAACTTTCTTTGTTACTGGCTTTCAATCAGCCAAAGGTGTTGGTAAGGCAAGCGGCAAGCCTTATGAATTCGCAAATTTATTTAATCTAACTCCGGTTCGCAATTGGAAAACTGACAATGGTGAAAGTAAATCATCAGGTTTCACTGTTGATGATGACAAATGCCTTAAGGCTCAAATTGCTTTGGTTCCTCAGTTAGCACAATACACTTATCCTTGTTTTATCGAAGCTGAGATAGATATTGATCCAGAAGATATGACCAGCACTATTTTGGTCGATATTTTCGGACATACTCCTTTAGATTTGAATAGCCCTTTTAATCCATCTACATCGGATTCTAAGTCGCAATCTGGTCTTAAGGTTTCATCTTAATGATTCCAGTACTGCCTAACCCAATAATCATGGAGCAATTCATAATGAGTTTAGATTCATCTGTGCTAGCTGTTACATCATTCGCGGTTGGCGGTCTATTTACGTATTTGTTTCTTATCTTCTTTTGTCGAGGCAAGAAATGATTAACTGTTCACAATTTACTGCTGAACAGTGTCTAGAATTGGTTAATTTGGCCAATGCTGCTGCTCAATCTTTTGACCCTGATGTTACTAATCAGATTTTTTTATCATGCATAAAAATGTGGTCTATTGGTTTGGGTATCGGAATAATATTTAGCTTAATTCGTAAGCTAAAATAACTTTTATAACGGGAATGTTTAAAATGAAAAAATTAAATGGTTTGTTTGCTGCTGGTATCGCGTCTCTAAGTGCTGTTGCTGGTTCTGCTATGGCTGCTGTTGACGTTGCAGGTGTTACAACTCAGATTGCTACCGCTGAAGCTGGTGCTCACTCTGTTGGTACTGTTGTAATTGGTGTTGTTGCTGGTCTAGCCGTTGTTGGTATCATCATCGGTCTAGTTCGCAAGCTTTAATGGAAATTGTTCTTGGTTGCTCCCAAGCGATTTGTTTCGTTTTGGGAGTATATACAGCAAACATATTTTAAAAAGGCTCTTCCAAATGAGGCTATTAACAACTTTCGGGCTTGTAATAGCCTCTTTTTTTATCTCTGTAGCAAATGCATCTATTTATGATGTTGCCAGTCGTTTTTCCCCTAAAATGTCCTCTATTCCTACTTACTCTTGTAATGATAGAATCCGTGGCGGTTTTAATGTTAGCTCTCCTGAAGCGTGTTTTGCTGGTTCTGTTGATGCTTATTTAGCTTTTATTAATGTCGGTTCTGATTCCAGTCCTACTTCATTAGAGAATTGTTATAATAATGTTTCTGGTAATCGCATTTATTATACTTGCCAAAAATATTTAACTACTAATGGCAATAAAAATCGTGATGGTAGTTATTGGACTGCTTATTCAGAATTTTTAGGTGATGTTATTTCGGGTTCTTGTCCTCCTGATGAAAATATCAATTATCAACATGATTATGATTCTAATGGTGATGGTAAAATTGATTCATGTTATGACCCATCTGAATTAGATGATTTATCCGATTGTTCAGCTGCTCCTGATTTTTTGGCGAATTCTTCCGGGCAAACTGGTGATATTTGTTTGACTCAAAGTCAAGGCCAACAATGTGGTTATGTTGCTGGCTCTAATGGCTCTATGACAAAAAGTTCATCCGTACAATGCTATGACCCTTTTACGCCTGTTGATGAATTTGGTAATGACAATTTACCTAATGTTGACCCTGAACAATGTGTCCCTTTTGGTTCTGGTTTTGCCTGTAGCGCTAAACCTGACGAAGTTTGTTATGGTGGTGTTTGTCCCTCTAATTGTGGTTCTGTAAATGGTCAATTTGTTTGTTTTAATGATGAATCGAAATTACCAGACCCAACAAATCCAACAGACCCTAGTAATCCTTTAGATCCTACAATTGGCGACCCTGCTAATCCTGATCCTGTTGCACCCAATGACCCTACAAATGCATTATCAAATGACATTGCTACAACAAATAATCGCCTTGGTGACTTAATACAGTTAACAAGAAATAAAGGTAACGATGTTATTTATGCAATTAATAAACAGACTGGTGATGTTGTCGGTTCTATTGGACAAACAAATCAGTCTTTAGAGTCAATTAAACAAATGCTAAGTCAACAAAATTCATCAGGTGAATTAGTTGCCGCTGTTGATAGAAACACTGGTGAAGTGATTTCAGTTATGCGTGAATCACAAGTTAAGTTGGCTCAACTTGGGGATAATATTCTTTTAACGAAAGATATTCAGCAAGGTGTACTTACTGCCACTAACGAAACCAAAGACGAAATTGTTCGTGGTTTTGATAATGTTATCGAGTTTATGAAATCTGTTGATACTCCCGACCCTGAAACAGGGGAAAGCGATATGGATAGACTATTAAAAACTAATTCAGATGGTTTTGCAGAAGTGCAAAGACTTATGGATGACTTATTAAATTCGCCCGGTATTCTCGCTCCGGGTGGTGGTGCAGGTACAGACCCAACAGACCCAACAGAGCCAGAAGAACAGGCACCTAATCCGGCTGATTATGTTTTTGATAAAGCAGCTGCACAACAACAAATGTCTACCGCTTTTGATACAACTCAAGTTGATGCTGATATTTTGCTTATTAAACAAAATTTAGGCGATACCTTTAAACAGTTAAATGGTTCTTTTAAAGATACGTTTAGTGTTTCAGTCTCTTCTAATGCTGGTTTGCCGTCTTTAGGTGTTATCAAGTTTGACGGTGGTCAAAGGGATGTAAGTTTAGAACCATATTCTGAGCAAATGAATATGATTGGTCTAGCGTTGTTATTTATGACAACAGTTAGCTGTTTAATAATCATTTTTAAGTAGGGGTTATTATGTTTGATTTTTTCGTTGATATTTGGGATTCAGTATTATTCTTTTTCGGTTTTATTGAATTTTATATTGTTAACTTCGTCGATTATATTGATGACGGGGTTCAATTAATTATGAGATATGGCACATACCTAACTTTTTGGATTGCTGAACAGGCTGTTGTTGTTGCTTTTGATATAACAACTGAGTTTTTACAATCTTTTGATTATTCAAATAAGGTAAATTCTGCATGGTCGCAAATACCAAGTGCGCCTAGGCAAATACTGTCATTTTTAAAGGTTCCTGAATGTGTCAATCTTGTTGTTGCAGCTTTGGGTACTCGTTTTACGCTTAAGTTTGTTCCGTTCATATAAGGTTTAATTATGTCTATTAAAGGTTATTGGGGCGGCAATGGTGCTTACAAATCAGCAAGTGCTGTTGAGTTTGATATTATTCCTGAGTTATTAAAAGGCCGTATTGTAGTTACAAATATTCGCGGTTGTACGCTTGAAAAGTGTATAGAGCAGTATCCAGAGATACCCGATACAGCCAATGTCATTTATATAGATACTGCTGTTGCTGGTTCTATGGATAAATTACAGACTTGGTTTAGATGGGCACCCCATGGCTCTTTGATTGTTCTTGATGAAATACAAAATATTCATCGTCAAGCATGGCGTGAAAAAGACTTACAAAAGTTTATTTTAAAAGTCGAGGTTAACGGGGTTAAACGTGAAGCGACTTATGAAGAGGCTGAGCAATTAGGGCAGCCATACGATTTTTTAGATGCTTTTACACGTCATCGTCATTTTAATTGGGATATTGTTTTTACAACGCCCAATATTAAGTATTTACGAACAGACATAAGAAACACGACTGAGATTGCCTATCGTCAAGCGAATGGGGCGTTACTTGGTTTTAAAGGTCGATTTAAGCGGAGTATGCACGATGCAGATGAAAACAAACCTAATGCAAATTCACTCACTCAAACACTCAAAATTAAACAGAAAACGTTTAAGTGTTACGATTCGACTTCTACGGGCAAAGTTCAAGACACACGTGCGGGAACAAATATTTTTAAATCGCCTCGTCTCATTATGGCGTTGGCATGTTCAATCGGAGCTTTCTGTTATGCCGTCTTTAGTGGGGGATTTGATGCGTTATTCAATCCTCCAAGTTCGGCACCTGCTGAGATTTCTCAACAAGCAACTACTGCGCTGTCTAAAGATGGTGTTAAAAGCGCTTCTGTGGGTTCTCAAGATGCTGCTGTTCAGGCTGGCCATACTACTAGCAATCTTTTATCTTCTGAATCTGTGCCTGTCGATACCAATATCATAAGCAATGATGTTTTTTCGTCTTACGATGCATCTATTACTTATTTTGAGGGTTTTAGTTCTGGCAAAGTTATTTACTTTTTAATCGAATTCGATAAATGGAAAGAAAATGGTAAAGCGTTTAGTTTGTCATCCGGTGAGCTTCTTAATATTGGGTATAGGTTTAAATGGCTTTCTGAGTGTGCTGTCATGTTATATTTTGGTGAATCTGAGCGTCTCATAACGTGTTGGCGTCCTAATGATGCTAAATCACAAATAGATGCTAAAGAGTCTTTTAATGACGGAGCAGCGGACGCCCCTTAAGGGCGGGAGCAGCGACGGGGAAAACAAATAATGAATAATGATTTTGAAGATTCACTTTTAAAAATGATTGCCTCACTTTTAGATATAATTTGGAATGTAACTATAGAGATTTTGCTTTTTAGTGCTTTGGTTAAATATCTTTTCTTTTAAAATGCGCACAATGTATAAACATATTATGTAGAAAAGCCACCGCTTAAAATTACTCAAGCGGTGGCTCTTTTGCATAATCTGCATTGTGCGAATTAATTATTAAAATCATTCCACATATCGACTATATAACCAAGTGCTGCCGATATAACTACTCCAATTAAACAGATAATAGAAAAATCTGAAAATGTTATATCTTTGTATATTTCACTTATCCACATGATTATTCCGTTAATTTCAACAATAATCTGGTAAATGCCACATAGTCCTAGTAGTGATATAAATATTGCAGTAAACCAAAAAAATATGTTCATTTATTTATCTTCCTTTGCTATCAAAAGTTGTTCCTGGGACGTTCTTTTTGCTATCAAAAACACGAACCGGCTTTGATTTTTTGCTAGCAATATGTTGCCCAGGCACAAACATATTGCTATCGATTTAGTCTGTCATTAGCAGTTCAGCTATTATCTTTTTTTCTTCAATTATTCTGTGTTGTGCCTTGGTTACTTCAACAAGAATGTTTGTAGAATTACAAAGGTGTAAGCTGTTCAAAATAAGCCATTCAACAGCTTTTGCCTTTGTATTGTGTCCCTCGTTTTCCATAAATTCTTTTAGTGCCTGTTCAACTCTTTCGTCCGCTCTAACTGTGAATGTAGCCATTTTTTATGCTCCAAATGTTGTTGATAACCATTGTTTGATTGCTGCTCTTGCACCAGCTGCCTTTGCTGTTTCTGCTGGCGCGAAATATAATTTCGTGTCGTATCCGCCACCTGAAACAATTACTTCACCTGTTTTGATTTCCCAATAAAATTCGATTGATTCAAATTTCCACCAAACACAATTTTTTGAGTTTTCAGTTTTTACGATGTTTAAGTTTTCCATTTTTTCCGCCTTTGCTATCAATTGATGTTGTTTCCATGTGTTAATGATAGCAAATCCACAGATAATAGCAAGTAAATGCTATCAAAATATGCAAATTAGTTCGATTATTTTTGTTTTTGATTCAAACTTGTTTGAATGGGAGCGGAGCGTGACGCTTTAAAACATTGATGTTGTTCTTCGATTTATGTTTATGCGTACTTAACTATCTAAACAACCTATTTATGCCACGCCCTAAAGACACTCTTTTAAGCGATCACTTTAGTTATTCAAACAGGCCATAGACGGCCGGAGGCAAAACCAAGTTTTGGTCTATTCTTTTGATGTGTTCGTTTGACGTTTTCTTTTGATGTGATTTTTTGATTTTTTCTTGAGGGTAAAAAACCCCCGTTATGTCTTACGGGGGTTACTTCTACAATTGTACTGACTTCATATGCATGAGGCCGGACTCTACCGCTTTAAAGTCTTTCCAATATCCCTGCTGTTTTTTAGATCTCTTGTCGCATCTGCGAGCATGTGATCAAACATGTAATTAGCTATATCAGTCCACTTGATAGAAATTCCAGTTTTGTAGCTAATATCAATAGCAGCTCTTTCTAACGTCATCTTTCGTTCTTTTGAAACTCTGAGTGATGTGTACTCGTTTGCCATTTCTACGCTCATTTATCGCCCTTGTGTGTATGTATCTTAATATACTTGTCAACTTTTTAGCACAATACACTTGCATACTTGAATATTTAACATTAATATTGCCTCATTATTTACATGCATACATATATATTTATGCTTAATCGAGTCCATAGATGCCTTTATCTACTGTTCACTATCAAGATTTAACTAACGAGGGACAGGGTGTTTTTACCTTTTCGCTTTGTTGGGGTGAACATTGGGCAAAGTCTATGACTCAATTAAAACAAGATTTGATGCATGAGTTTGGGAATGATTACAAGTTAATCGATATGGAATCACTTACAGATAGTGAGTTCA